ATGTCAAAGGCTTCCTTACACATTTACTTACCAGTAAAGTTTTTTAGTTTTTCATTATACTTCTTTATTGCCTCGGAACACATACCAGCAGCAGTATATCTAATTCGAGTAGTATCTGTTTTAAATGTCTTTTTTAGTTGTGTATTCATTTGTAAGAAAGTAAAATAGGCTTTCTCAAGTAATGTCTTTTCTGCTATAGAATCAATCTTAGTCTTAAAGTCATCTATGAATAACTTGTAGGAATCAAGTTTTGCTGTTGTTTTTTTATCTACCAAAGGAAAATCTCCATAAATAATCTATTTCTGACATTTCCACTAACTCATACTCCTCAGAATGTTTTAATGTTAGAATATACTTAGCTGCTATTTCTTTACTACCTATAAACCAGGGCCTAGTTTCAAATGAAAGGCCCATACATAGATAATCAGCAGTAAGATATTCCCCATTTATTACATCCAGGATTAATGCTCCAGGCTCTGTTAAACTTGGGTTATAGTGACTATCCATATTTCATCCTCTGCTTGATATGAAAAACTATAATTGGTAGTATCCATTGAGAATGTTTCACCTGGAAGTAATGTAGTAATTACATTTTTAACAAGATAAACCGTAAGAAGCCCAGGTTTACCATCTACCTTAGCCAGTTCAGTAGTCATCTTTATTATATTACCAGCAAAGGGCATTGTAGGATTAAAATCACAATAAGGAAGTTGTATAGACATTAGCGAAGATACTCCACACTCTCATAAACTGTCTGACTATTTCGTTTAATAATAGCAAAACGCTGGTCTGGTGTAGTTAATAAGGAACCAATAGGCAATTCTATATTGGTATTTACAGGCTCTACAACTAATCGTGTAGTTCTAGTAATATGGTTGTCTGGAGTTTGCTCATCTCTTATATCTATAATCTCACCTGACATAAACTTAAGAATGGTATTATCCGTATATTCTATTGTTTTTAACCTACTCTTCACAAAAGACTGCTTAGATTCTTGAATAATTTGCTTATAGGGTTCCTGATTTTTTTCTGCTTCTGCTATAAACATGTCAAGAAAAGTAGTAATATGAGTTATATCTTTTTCCTTAATGGCACGCTTAAGCTGGTCCATACTTACTTTATTTATAGTAATGTTTCCAACACGATAAATAACAGATTGGTCATATGAACCGGATTGAACATCTATCTCAGGTTTAATTTCCCACTCAGCGGGCTGGGTGGCGAAAACAACATTTTCTGCCGTATTTATTACTGTATCTAACTTTAACTTCTTCTGGCCTTCTCTCATTTAAGCTCTGGTTCTCCTTTATACTATATATTATCGGTATACTCTCAGAGTTATTAAGTAAAGTAGGTAAAATAATATTTATACTATTTGAAGCTTCCATAGATTACGTTCATCAGTATCCTTTGAATGTAGTCTGGTAATTATTATTTCTCCCATAGTATCATTATCCTTTAGATTAGTCTTTACATTTTTAAGAGTTATAAACTGAGTCTTTCCTATATGTGATGAAGTAATAACAGTACCCTTAATAAATTTACCATATAGTCTATATTCTATGACATCAGCGGAATTTACATTTTCTAGTTTTGGATTTCTTAAAGCCTTGGTCATTTATAACTCCTTTATTATGATTAATTCTATATTCCGCATCCGTCCCAAATTTCTAAGATAATATGTCTATTATTATACACTTTTAGTTTTATTGAAGTAAGATTTCATACTAGTTATCTCCTCTTATATGTAAATCGGCATTAACTGAAACAACACAAAACTCATTAATAGTAAATACTTCTAATTGTCCATAAGAGTTATACATATATGTCTTATCAGCCAAAAATTTAGCTAGTGCCCTATTTGCTGACCACTTAAAACGAAACTGAAATGGAGGATATGTATAACGAAAACTATAAGGCTCCCGTACCTTTATAGAAACCCAAGAACCCGTTGGTATATGTAAAATTCTATACTTAAGCATTTCACCTCCTACATGTAATGCCTAACTACATTATCGGACTATATAGTAAATTTATTAGCTTCTGCCTGTTCTTTTTTAGGAGTCTCTATTACTAGCAAAAGGGTATCTTTAGCTATTCTAACACAAGAGATATAAATGTCAGAAGTCTTATAATAATTTACTAACGCTAAAATAAGAATCTGAAACTCAATCGAAAAATCATCAGTATATTTAGCATCTTTTAGAGTAAGTTCTACTGATTTACTTTCTGCTAATTTTTCATTTATTTGCTTAACTAGTGAGTCAAATGCTGGCTTCATTTCTTTTGTTAAAGCCTCCATTTCTTGTTTAGTATAGGCATGAGATTTTTCAGGTATATTTACATGAGAAGGCTCATTAATAGAAATTAATGTAAATATAGGTAAAATTAAAGCTAATGTTATATTTAATAGCATAATAGTGTCCTTAAAAGAAGATATAACTTACAAGTAATCATTAACACTATAAGCTATATTACATTTAATTATACATAAAGCATACTAACTAAAGGCCATTTTTAGCTCTTTTACCTTATTTAGTAACTCATCTCGTTCTTTATATACCTCCAATATATCCAATATATTAGGACCTTTACCAAATAAAATACCTACTAAATCACCATCCTCATTATGAAATTTTGTCTTATTATACTCATCTAATGAATTTAGTTCATGATATAATCTTGAGTAATACTTGGCATTTTCTTTTTCTTCTTCATACAACTGTTTATAACGAAAAGCCTCAGCTTTAAACTCCTCTAAAAGAGCATTAGATTTAGTTAGTTTATCATTGAATAAATCAACTAACTTCTCTATTGTTACCGAATCTTCCATTTTAGCCTCCCTAGTTAAAAACTTCTTACAGTAAGTATTATCGGCAAAAACAAAAACACCTCAAATTTTTATGAGGTGTTTTTTACGTCTTCTGGTAGGTGTGTTATTTAATATCTATTACTTTTAGTTGCTTCTCTTCTGGTACAAGCTGTTCTAAATCTATAGTCAATATACCTTCAGTAAATACTGCCTTATTAACTTTAATATTTTCAGCTAATTGAAAAGAGCGCTTAAATTGCTTTCCTGTAATTCCTCTATGTACTTCATAAACCGATTCATCATGTTCTGATTTATGATGCCTACCCTCAAAGCAAGCAGTTTCATATAAATTAGAAGGACTATTTAGAGATATGACAGATAACACTCCATCTTTTAAAGTTATCTCTATATCCTTTTTAAGATATCCAGCCAATGCTAGTTCTATCTTAAAATTATTATCTCCTATACGATAAATATTGTACGGAGGAAATGCTTGTGTGTTAGATGTTTCAAATAGCCTGGAAAATAAAGTATCCATACCAATTGATAACTCTTTGTATTGATTCATATCCATGTTATACCCCTTTAAGGCAGTTATTGAACCCTTTCGGCGTTCAGTTATTAATAAGAGTCTATACCAGAAGACCTCTTAAAATTAATTCATTAAACATAACATTTCTAAAATCTCATCTTCATAGGCAATAAAATAATTTTCTAGTATTATTTGGTTATTAGTCTCATTAGTAGAGACTAAAGTTGCCCTCAAGAATATATCAGAGAGAATCCTATCATAATTATCTAGTTGTACATTATATGAAGTAGTATTTATTCTCTTATGTAGTCTCTTTAATAGAACAGTGGCTTCATTTGAATAAACTCTACTAATATCTAAAAGAATCTCTGCTTTACATGAGATACTATATCTAAAAGAACTACTAACATGCTCAAAAGAACTACGCATGTTTACCTAACACTTCCCAAATAGATGAAAATATATTCCTATTAAAGGCTCTTACAATTAATAATAAACTAGACAATACAGAGGAAAGTTGTAGCATATATTCTGTATAATAGGCATGATTAACTAATATTATACTAAAACAAAACAATAACCATATAAAATACCTAGGAAAAAATATCTTTAAAATATAATCCTCTAACGTTCGTTTTCCATCAGATAAAAGAAAAATACGAGTATATAGACTATTATTTTTTAATTTATATCTCAAAAAGAGAGTTAAAATACCCTCTACTAATAAACCACCAAGCAGTAAAAAAGTAAGGGCTGTTATATAGAAGAGCATTCAACCAAATCTCCTCTATATATTATCGGTTAGTAGTCCAGAGAAAATGAGACAGTTTGTGAAATAGTTTGGCCAGTAGACTTCATTTGAAGAACAAGCTCAAATATTCGTGTATTTTGTGAAGTGGCTGCTGTTATTTGCGTAACAGTTACACGTGGCTCCCAGGTTGCAATATCAGATATAATGGCATCAGCTACCAAACTCTGTGTTGTATCATTAATTGGTTGAAATATTAAATCCTGAGCTGAACTGCCAAAGGAAGGATTTCCTGGCATACAACCTTTTTTAGAATTTAATAAAACATAAATAGAATCTGTTATCAAATCTAAATCAGTTTCCATGGCAAAAAAACCAGAAGAACTTTTTCTTGGCGGAAATGCTATACCAGAAAATGTAGAAGTTGTAGGAGTTGTTGGTGTATTTATTTTATAGCTCATTTTAAAATTCCTTTATTATATCAGGTAATTAGATTATTTTATTTAGTACATTTTCTATATTTAATTAAGTATAGGAAATTATTACTCAACTATTACGAATATCCGATAATCTTATAGGAAGTAATTATAGGGGTTATAGTAAATTAACTATATGAAATCATTTAATTCCACTATGTTCATAAAACCAATAAACATAACTGAAATGTCATTAGGTATATCTAATGATTTGTGGAAGTCATTAGAGAATCACATAGGAGATAGTGAAGAATGGTTTAATAAATTAATAAAAACATCTAAGTGGTCTTCACAGATTTCCGATGCTACCTTAGAAGCTATTATAAAGAATTATTTTTTTACTTTACTAGAAAGAAATAATATAAATTTAATAGATTTGAAATGTAATTTCTACAAGACCGACGAAGCTGATAGTATTTATGGTAAATGTTCTTATAATTTACTAAATTCTTCTAATAAATTAAAGCATATAAAAGAAATAAAGGCTAAGATAGATATATATATGTTTAGGCTATTAGAAGTTAACTCAAAAGATGCTATAAAAATATTATACCATGAACTAATTCATTGTGAAGAACTTACCAAAGCCTTAATAAACATAGGCACTGATAAAATGTTTAATACTATTCCACAATTTGAATGGGTAAGCGCTGACTTAGTAATAAATAAAAAAGAAAATAAAACAGAAGAAGACTATATAAATGATATCTCAGAAATAAATGCTTATGCCGGAGAATTAGCCCTACAACTATACTATAAATATAAACTTGAATTTAAAGATAGAACCACTAAAGAACAGGACTATTTTATAAGAACTAAAATAATTCCAAATATAAAAAATGAATTTTCAAATAGCATACAAGTAAATTATATTAACAAATTAATAAAAAGCAATAAATTTTATATAGCGTTAATTAAACAGCTTTCTATATTAGCTTCTCATGTGGCAATAAATGAATAACACAGTATATGCCCTATTACATATTCCAACAGCAGAATACGTAACAGTAGACTACAAGACGGCATTATGTGAAGACATACCTGCTGCCAATAAGCTACTATCTATAATGGTTTGTGATACCACTTATTATTGGGGACATCCTAGAACAGACTTTAGGATAGGTAAGATATCATTAAAGGAATACGAAATTCCACCAGATAGCTTAGAATTTGATATTGTGGCTATTCCTAAAAATGTCTTAAATGAGGAATCTTATAATCATATATTAAGCATAGGCTTTTATTATTGTAGTAAAACTATAGCCAGTATCATATAAATTATAGAGGTATTACAGAAATTTTTAAAGCCAGTTTTAAGGGTACATTGATTCTTTTTTTATTTCCCTGAGAATATATATCTAACACAATACCCCGTTCTTTTATACCCTTAACTCTAACTCTTGCTCCTAGTTCAAGTTCCAAAGAAGTAAGTTCTTCCTTTGAAAAAGTATCTGTATCTAAAGCTTTAATAATACCTAATGAATTTTTTGGAAGTGCTGAAAGTAATATCATATATTTAATTAGCTTATTTTAGGATATTTATGTATCAAATACTTCATATACCAAGTGGATGCTATGTAAAGTATAATGCTTATGAATTATATGATGCTTACAGACCAGGAGTTATCCTAAATAGCAGCAAAAATAAAACTGCTCCAGTAGTGTGTTCTACGGAGCAGGAGGCTAAGCAAGTAATAACTAATATCTTATTAATACTATCAGAAGCCTTAGATATTGAATTTGAAATTATTAAATTATATTAGACTCTATAAGATTTCTAATCATGATATAGGTATATCCTTCTATATCGTTTATGGCTTGATTTAAAGCACAATAATCAATAACTAAATCAACAAAAGGAAGGACATTAGTTCCTGCTACTGTTATATTAGTAAGTAAATCTATTAATCCTTTTTTAGATTTATCAAATGTCTGTAAAGCCTTTAAAATATATGTTTTATCATTTAAAAAAGATAAATAGCTATATTCAGGAGAAAAATATGGTTGGATATCAGGCAAAACTGATTTATTAACTAAATAAACTTCAGAAGACATACACTCTAATAACGCAGAAGCCTTAGAGAAAGCAGAAGTTGTTTTTGGATTTGTTGATAAATTATATATATAATTTGGAACATGTATAGCAGGAGTTAGACCTAGTTTAAGATTTTTTTTAAAACTTAAAAGGTTATTAGTAAAATCTAAAAATTTATAATTAACCAATGGCAAAAGTCTGGCTTTTAAAGAAGAAAAATAATCCTCTTTATTTTTTTTAATTGCCAATGAATCATCTAGTAAGGCATCTATATTAGATACCGGAGTTTCTGCTCTACATATGGCTGAGAGTTCTAATCTATTATAACACATATCATAAGCAACAACAGCTAAACCCCTTCCTAAAGTATAAAATTCAAGTAAACTAGAAGCATTTATAAGTTCATCTGATAAATCATTCTCAACAAGAGTAAAATAATTGGAAGAAAGTAAATTATAAGTTATGGAATAAGAATTTTCTATAGAATATAGATAATCTTTTACTATTTCCTTTGAAAAAGAAAAGGACAGCATTTCTTCATATGAGATATCAGAAAGATTTCTTGCGCCATAAGAAATAGGACCATAGGCAGTAGGGCTGAAGCTACTTGGACCATAGATGGTGGGTCTGGCACCAAGAGTATTAAGACTATTTGTATAATTTACTACGGTAGAGGTATTTGCGAAGCCATTAGCAAAATAAGGTGATGACATATTTACTCCTCATTAATAATATCGGCCTAAGTACAATTAAGTTTAGTCCAAGAAGGGTATAATAGATATGTCATTCATTACAAACTGGAATGGGGATGTTATACAGACTCCAGTATCTTCTGCTTTATGGAGTAATAAAGGAGGTATATTTACACCGGCTAATAGTTATTCAACTTATTATCCACTACCTTCTGCTTATAGAACAGCAATTCCAATTGTTGGAACATATACTATACCACCACAGTTTGAAAATAGAGCAGACTTAATAGCCAACGCAGTGTATGGCTCAGAAGATTATTGGTGGTTAGTATTTTGGTTTAATGGTATTGTAGATCCATTTTCTACACTTACTGCTGGAACTACTTTATTATTAGCTGATATTACTACAGTAAATTCCACATTAGGATAATAAATGGCTGACAGAGAACAGCAAAAATATATGGAATATCTTTCCAAAGGTATTTCAGGTAATGTTACCAGAGGACTTGTGGTTGATGTAAATGACCCATTACAGTCTGGAAGAGTGCGTGTATGGATTCCATTACATCATGGTGGTATGGTTAAAAATGACCCAATATCTTTTGATGCCTCAGTATCTGGTAAAGCGGTATCAAGACTAGGAAATTTAGCAAGTAGTGATTCAATAACATGTCTTCCTTGGGCTCCTGTAATGAGCAATAATTGGGGTCCAGTAGTAGATTTACAATCAGGTACAGTTGCTTCTGTATTTGGTGTATATAATATACCTAAAATTGGTACTGAGGTATTTTTAATATTCGAAGATGACGACCCTAATCATCCTATTGTTCTTGGAGCAGTTTATCATCAATCAGACTTAGTTCCATCACAAAGAAAAACTCCCTTAATAGAAATAACTCCAGGAACTACTATAGCTACTACTCCAAATTTAGATTATAGTGGAACAGTATCTCAAAATTATTTAATACAAAGCCAAAATGGGTCCTCACTTTTATTAAGTGACACTGTTGGACAAGAAGAAATATATGTTGGAGGCTCCATTGGGTTTTTTACTACTGCCGAAACTGGTGATTATAGCACTCAATATCAGACATTTAGTTCCAATTATCCAAATTTTCCTACTACACAATCTGCTCCATATAGAGTTAGAAACTCTCTTATAAATACTTCAAATCCTCTTATAAATGTAAATTTATTACAGCCAACAACTGCTCCAACTACCTCATTAGTAACTTCGCTAGGAACCACTACAACTACCACAGCGAACACTCAAGCTACTACTACCTCAACTACCTCTGGAACCATAACTAAACAATTACCCTTTGGTCAAAATATATCTCCCCTTTTACCTGGATCTGCCTCTACTGATGGTAAGGCTTTCTACGCAAAAAGAGCAAATGGAGAGGTACATTTAGGAGTAGATATTCGATTTGCTACCTCTGACCATACTACTCCATTACTTGCCCCTATAAATGGAACTGTAGTATTAGCACAATTAAGCTCAAGTGCTGGAAATTGGATAATATTTTTAGGGGCTGATGGATATTGTCATACTTTTTGCCACCTAAGTGTTATAAGCTGTTCTGTAGGACAATCTTATCAAATAGGAGCTGTATTAGGACATACTGGAGGTCAGCCTGGAACAGCAGGCGCAGGTAATACAACAGGACCGCATCTACATTGGGAAGTATGGAATCCCTCTGGTGCTACTACCAATTCTGCTATAATTAATGTAAGAAATGTAGCAAGAAAACCAAGTAATGTAGCTGGTCAAACTGGATATTACCCAAAATCAAATGGAGTTTTAATATTTGAAGATGGAGTAAAGACATGGCTAGGAAAACAAGTAACAGGTGTTAATACACAAGCCATGTTAGGAGCTACACAAATAGACTCTTATGTTCAGATGTACAATACAGCTACTGATTATACCCACGATAAGCCTATTGGTTTAGAAGTGTCGTTAAATCCTGGGGCAGAACAAATATTTATAAGGCACTCTTCTGGTGCGTTTTTAGGGTTTGATCCAGATGGCAATTTTAAACTGTATACGCCAGGATCAGCTGACTTTAAAATAAATAGAAATTTAGTATTTGATGTGCTAGGTGGTATTTTTAATTCCTGTATGGCCATGTATACTAGAGCAAGAGAGGTAATAAAATTCTTATCTGGAGGAAGAGCAATGGAAACATATCATATTAATGCTTTTACAGACTTTCCTACCGATAAAAATAGTTCCAATATCTTATCTAAGTATAATCTACCAAAAATATTTTCCAGAATAGACCTATTCAGAAAAAATGATATGAATGATGCTATAACTCAAAGTTCTTCTAATGTATATTATACATTAGCTACTGGATTTTTAGGTAAATCAGCATCAGCTATACAAACAGATGGATATGCGGCACAACCTGACCAGGATGCTATTAACCAAATTAACTTTAATTTTTCTTTGGATGATGGTTATATAAATAAGAGCTGGTCAACCTATATTAAAAGCAATAACAATCCTATAGCTTCTCATATAACACCTAAGATACTTAAGGCAATGCTTCTTCTTGCTTGTAAAGGAAACCCAAGTCCAGCATCAAATGACGGATTATCTGGAGTATTTCAATTAGCTTCCATAGCAGCAACCACAATAAAGGGTAATTCAGCTTCCCTAACGTCTTATCTAAGTCCACAAGACAATATAGATTTAGCAGTACAATTTATAAACAGTAGAGCTAATGCTATGTATACTTTTTTAGGCACTAAAGTAATATATTCTGATGATTCTAGTGGAGTAATTGGAGGCAAAGAATATGCTATGAGAGCTGTCTTAATGGATTATTTGTATTGTATGTATACTAACACAGTTTCTACAGATATAGAATATTTGTATCAAGCAGTAGTAAATGGTGGTGGCTTTGGTTATCCCGCCCTAGAACAAAATTTTGCTACTTCTGCCTTATTAGCAGATGCCAGCACTTATAAAAATGCCGTAAATTGTTATGGGGCAACTATTATAGCAATTACTAATAGTTCGGCTTTTAGTATATAGGAATTAAGTATATGGATATGCCACTAAAACAACTAATAAAACATATACTAACTGAGGAAGTAGTAGACCCAGAGCAGGAAAATATAGTAGATATTTTGGCTAGATTTAAAAAAGAAGCCGAAGATGAGACTACTGTAGCTAACGAAGAGGAAGAGCAGTCTAAATTAGCAAAAGAAGCAAATGATAATAAAGTAGAGGAAGCCTTTGGAAATGAGTCAGTAATCTCTAAAGAGTCTCAGGAGATAGAAAAACCAAATACAAAAATAATAATTCCAATAATATCTTTATATAACAATATAAAAAACTCTGGTATAGATTCTATGTCTCTTTTAGCTAAAGGTTCTGAAAATACAGTAGAGGAAGTATCAAAGACAATAGCAAAGTCAATAGTTGAATATAGAAAAAATCCAAATATACAGCGTAAACTACAACAAGCTTTTGAACAAGGAATAAAACCAAATCCAAGCAATTATTTAAATGAAGAGCAACTAATAAGTAATTTAAAAGTATCCCTAATACGCTGTAAACTATACTTCTGGACTGCTCTTAATATTTACAGAGAACCAGAAGTATTTGTAAAGTCATCTTCAAAAGAGCAAAAAGAAGCAGAAAAATCAGGAATAGTTTCTGCTGATTCAGGAGATAATATAAAAACAAGCTATCCAAGCTTAAACTATTCCAAAATTTTTACTGAATTAATGAATCCTTCTGATAAAGAGCTAGACAGTGTTTATTATATGTTTAGAGAGTTGGCTTCTAATCAGTATAGTAATGATATATCTGAACTACAAAAAATAATATTATCCAAAAATGATTTACTGACTAAATTTCTATCTAAAAAAATAAAACTTCAACAGGCTTCCTCAATACAAAATACAATTAAGGAGGCTATACAAAGACCTTCTTTTGATTATAATAACATAAAAAAGGCTGCTGATAGAATTAAAAAAGAGCAAGAATTACAAGGAAGAGAAGTAGCCAAGTCAGAAACACCAATAGGAAGTGTTGATGTGGAAAAGCCCTCCAACTATACTGGAGATGCTGTTTCTAAAACTGATGAGCTTAGAAATAAGTTATTTGACAGATACTTCAATACTCTTATATCAGAATATTTTTATGCCACTACAGAAAATATAAGTAAAATTGATGAAAGAATTTACGAAAAATTAGCCAACCCTATATCACTAAATTTATTTTTTAAGGGAAGAAGATTATCAGGTCAAAAATATGAAACCAAAGGTCTAGACACTACTTCTTCAAAAGATAAAAATATAATTCTAAGAAATGCTACTACTAGTATAGAGGACATAGAAACTACAGAATCAGCAACTATAACAAATAAAGAAGCCTATCTTCTTAATAATAAAAATTTATTTCATGAGTATTTTAATTCTACAAACTATACAAGTTGTGTAGGAGAGTTTTTAGAGAAATGGTCTAAACAATCAGATAAATTTTTAGTTAAAATATTTGATAAACAAAGTAATAATCTAGTAGATATTAATTTATTAGAATATTTATATAAACAGTCTAGTCATTATTTACCCACTAGTGGAACAGCTATTACTGAATTACAGATAGATATTTTATCCTGTGCTAGGCATTTAATAACTTTGGATGGTGAACCTGCTAACGTTTCAGAATCAAATTTTAGTGAATTTTATTCAGAGTTATATGGACTAGTAGTGTCTAAATATAAATTGCAGGAATTTACCTTTGCTGGAACTAATAATACAACAAAGGAAGCTGCTAGGCAAGCTTTTGGATTAGAAGAAATGGGAACAATAGAAACCTCAAATGAGCGCTCTTTTGGTAGATGGGCGGAAAAGGGCACATTTAAAGATAGACTATTAATAAAAATTAATAGTATAACTGATCCAGCTTTTGAGAATATAAAAGAAAATGTAATAGAGCAATTAGAAACTATTACAGACCATGGAAAAATTTTAGATATTTCCATAAGACTTATTGGAGAAGTAGCTACAGAAAACTTATTACGTGGGTCTTCAGATGAAAAACTTTATAGGGTAGCAAATAAATCAGAGTTGACCGTCCTATCCAAAGAATTAGCCAAGAAATTAGATGGGATAATGGTATTAGATCCAGTTAATACTTCTGATATTACTACATATATAATAACCCAAAATTTTAAGATAGGTAAAAAAGAACTTCTTAATTGGCTACTTACTTCTGACATAGCTTCTTGTGAAAAATTAAAAACTGAAATTACTCAGACTCCTAAATTTAAAGCATTAGCTCCAAGAAAAGTAGCTAGCCAAACAGCCATTATAGCCTCATTTGATGCTTTAATTCTAGAAAAAAAGAAAGCTGCCGGATTAACTGAAAGCTTAGAGCAGGAACAGAGAGTAAGTGATATATTAAGACAAGCAGCTATTAAAGCTTTTGCTACTTCTTTAATTCCTAATTTACAATTTATAGGAAAAGAGCTTAATAAATTTGGAAGATTTTTAATAAATCTATCACAGTATCCAGAATATTATATCGATACAATAAAAAAGACAGAAGAATCTGCCCGTAAATTTAGATCTGCGCTAAGAAATTTCTTACTGCCTATAAGTAGAATAAAACAACTAGTAGAAATTTATGAAGAAATAAAAGATGTAATGGAAGAGGAATTATCACCATTAGATAATCCAGTATTTAAAAATAATTTTTCTAGGATAAAAAGTTGGTTACTGGAATTTTTTAAGATGGATAATAATTTAAAGGTAAAAATGGCAATAAAAATAGCTGAAGAAGAGAATGATTGGAAACCTCTTAAACAGCTATTATATGATAATTGGGATGTAATAGTCAAAAGATTAAGCGATTCTAATGGCAATCTTACTTCAATAGGAAAACTTATATCAGGATTAATATTTAAATCAGCAGCATATGCTAAACCATATAAGTCAACTACAGGTTCTGAAGAAGAAGACCTAAAAAATCAAGAACTACTAAAAAAAGCAGGAGTTAAACTCAAGAGCTCAAGATTTGCTTCTCTATAGTTTAGCGTTAGATACTAGGATAGCTCTTAAATACTCCTCTACAGTATCTGTAGAAAGCTTTTTCATAAATAATTTTCTAGAAGACATAAAACCCATAGTTATAGTAGCATAAAATACATGCTTAGTAGCCTTTAAAAATAGAAACTCATATAAGAAATAATGTAACTGATATTTAAGAGAATATAAAAAACTGAGCATTCTAAAAAAAGATACATTCTTATAATCATGTAAAAGCATAAGACAAGGAAGAGCCTTAGCAGTAGAAAGAGCTCTATCCTCATCACATTTAGACATAGCTAGCTCTAAATGGAAAGATGGAACATACACAGTATTTTTATAAACACAATACTGACCTCTACTAGCTAATCTTACAAACCAAGGAGCCTGAGATAACATTTCAAAGGGAGATGTATCCTCCTTTGTTGATGCTTTCACTACATCTATGACATAAGGCAAAGCGTAAAGTTGCTTATTTAAAAAACGCATTATACACCACTACTACCAAAACCCTTAGCCTTTCTTGATCTAACACTCTCTTCATTCTTAAAATCATCAAGATTAATTTCAGCTATCTCACAAGGCCTTACTTCTTCAATTGAGAATTGACATATGGCTGTTCCAGAATCTATAATTTGAGCAGTATCTGATGTATTAAGTAGTAAAACCTTCAAACGACCTGTATAGGCTTGGTCAATAACTCCAGCAGATACTTTTATGCCTTTTCTATAAGCAAGTCCAGAGCGTTCATGAAACTTAATCCAACAATGTTCTGGAATAATACAAGAAAGTTCTGTATCAACTAAAACCTGTTCATGTGAGGGGATGAACAAAGGCTCTTTATTAAGTGGGTAATATAAATCAAAGCAAGCATCAGTAGGATAATTCTTCTTTGGAAGAATAGCATTATTACTTGCTTTTAAGAACTTAAGTGTAATTGGTCTCATCAGACTCCTTAATTAAGTGTATGATACAACTAAATTTTAATCTATTTCCTTTGTCTACAAATAAGCTATACGTAAACATTCCTGGCCAAAAAAGGCGTTTTGTATCTACTGAAGGTAAAAAATTCAAAGCCACAATAGAAGAAGAAGTAAAGAAAGGTCTAAGTAATAAAGAAACCCTACTTTATTTATCGTCATTAATAGGAAAAAAATTAACAGTTCTTATAGAAGTAACCTCTGATAAATGGTTCTTAAAAGATAAAAAAACTATAAGAATGCTTGATATAGAAAACACAGCTAAAGCACTTTTGGACTCTATCTTTACAGCCTATAAAGATAGTAATTTAGAGTTAGATGATAAACAGATATTCGAACTTAAATTAAGTAAAAAAGTTGGACTGACAGATTCTACACTTGTTCAAATTTCTGAATTGCTGTAGATATAGTAGAAGTCTCAGTAGCACCATCTTTTATAACCTGTATAGCATATCCAGGTTTAGTCTTAACTAATTCATCATGAGATATTAGGATTATCTGATATTCGTGAGATAATGAATCTACTACTTTTAAGACAGCCAATTTACTTGCTTCTGAGAGACCATCTAAGGCTTCATCTAATACTAAAACAGACATATTAAATCCAGCAGTTTTAAGTAGTGATAGAAGAGATAAAGTCATTGAAATCTCAAGTCTACCCTTCTCACCAGTAGAGAACATTCCTGAGTTTCTTCCATTAATAGTAAAATCTAATGTAGGGTTATCCTTTTCGTCATTTATAAAGAACTTAACTTGCATAGGTTTTTCATATACAATAGTAGCATATTGACTGGCTAAAGCATTAAGAACATTTATTTCTTCTTTAATATAACTTAATCTTAAACCATTTTTAGAAACTATTTGTTTCCATGCCACGTTAATTTTTAACTGTTTTTCATGTTCTTTTAGAGAGGCTCTAAGTTCAATTAACTCTTTCTTTAATTTTAATAATAGTTCTTCGTTAAAGGCAGAAGAGGCTAACTCAAGACTTTCTTTATTGTTTGATAAGGCTCTTTCCAAAGCTATTAAATTTGTCTGAACAAAGGACAACGAAGACGATAACTTAGTAGCAGTCTTTTCCATTTGGTCTTTTAGGGCTTTTATTTTATCTATTTTAGATAGCTTTTCTATTAATTTTATAGATACTTCAGAAATTCGCACATTAAGAGTGGTTAACTCATCATCATAATGATGCTTTACTGCTTCTTTTGAATGCTCTGTTAATGAGGATTTACAAATAGAGCACTCTAAATTGCCTTGTTTATTAGTTTTAAAAGACTTTAAAACTGCCTTTTTCTTTATTTCTAAACCAGATTTCATAACCTCTATAGAACGTTTCTCTGCTGATAAATCGCTATATTCTAAGCTAAAGGGTTCCAGTTTGGTATTACATTCAGAAATAAGGGCTCTAGTATTATACAATTTTTCAGATATAGTGTGTTCTTGTTTCTGATAGCCTTGAATCTCTTCCTCATGTTCCTTTATACTGCTTTTTATAGTTTCTATATTAGAGCAATATATTTCTTTTTTAGTAGCTTCAGCAATGTATAAGTTATTTTTATCTGTTATTAAATAGTTTATGGAAGAAATAGATTCCTCACTACTTTTAATAGCTGTATTTATCTTTTTCACAACAGACTCTATACGTTTTACGGCCAAAGACTGCTCAAGTCGTTCAAATCTTTCTGAGGGCCTAAGTTTAGTAAATCCTGGAAGCATTACAGAGAAGATGGTGGAGAGGAAATTAGTATGGTCTATCCCTACTATGGCCCGAATAGCCTCATCAATTCTAGTAATTGTCATGTCTTGCGATATACAAACACCATTCTTCCATAATTTTGCTTTATTTACCTCAGAATTGGGTCTTTTCCAGCGTTCAACCTTAATTAGATTATTATTTTCATCTATTATTTCTAATCCCACATAAATACCACCATTTTGATTATTTTTAGAGATATAATCTGAGATATAAGAGCTTCTAATGCCCTTTCCAAATAACGCTAAGCTTATTCCATCAATAAGTAAGGATTTTCCAGCTCCATTACTCTGTAAGGAACTACTCAAATAAGAACCAAATACCAGATTAATACAATCCCTAGAAAACTCCACAGTATTACGAGTCTGAAACACTACAAAATTCTCAAGCGTTAGGCTTTTAAGTTTAAATGCCATTATAGATTCACCATAAAATGCTCTCCAACTGTTTTAAACTCTTCTAAACTCACTCCTTCTGGTAGATATAATCCAGCATTATTCAAAATATACTCCTTTAAGCTAGATGAGTTTCTTTTTTCTATGTTTAATATACTAATTTGAGTTTCATTTTCTTCATTATTCTTAGTTAATAGTTCAAAACCCTTAGTAGAACCCAATAACTTAGTTATTTCTATTACATTTTCTGGTGAAGTATATACTCTATAGTAAGCATTACTATTCAAAGTCTCTAAATTAAGCATTAAATTGGTATCTATAGTAGTTATAAACTCAGGAGAATATGGATTTTCTATAAATTCCAGAGAATTTTTGTCTGTATCTAAGATCCAGCAACCCTTTTTACCTGTTTCATTAAATTTTTTGTTTAGTAAAGTTCCTAAATACACTACTTTAGCATTTAAATCTGTTGTAGGAACATGAAAATGTCCAGTAAATACTCTATCAAAAAAGTTAAGGTTGATTTTAGATAAATCTACAGCATCTGGGTCAACTGAGATAGTTTTAGTGTCCCAAAAATGCCCAAAGAAATACTTTTTACCAGGACAATCATACTTCTTCTCAAACTCAGTAAAAGCTGAATAGATATCTGTTGTCTCTCTTAAATAAGGTAAGAAAAACAACCTGGCATCTTGTGTATCTATAAAAGAAGGCTTTGAAAATATATTAATTATAGGATTAAAAAGGTCTAAAATATTATGATTACTAGAAATCATATCATGGTTTCCTATAAGCCAGTAATTTCTAGGAAAAGCAGACTTAACTCGCTTAAAAAGCTCTGCTATGGCCAATCCTTCTCTAGTATGAAGGCGTTCTGCCACATCAAAAGTATCTCCTGAAGAGATAAAACTCTCAGCATGGTGCTCTTTTCCTACCTTTATAACCCAATCCACACTATCTATAATCTCTTGTAAACGAGAAGGGGTCCCGTTTTCTAAAACCCTATCAAACGCTGCAGAAAATTTTAGATGAAAATCTGAGGCTATAACTATTTTTCCCATAAACCCTCTCTAATACTCAATATCGGCATAGGCCCATCATTCTTTAGCTACTCAATACTAGTACATCACTTGAAATGGTGTAAATGGCCCATAATCCTTAAATAATTTTGGTCCTATATACTTTCCAGTGGCATCTACTAAACTATCATCTACTTCTAAATAGGCAGGAATAGATAGGTTTGCTACATTAATAAAACTAAGTATTAACGGTACGTTATCATAGTTTACTATAAAAGAATTATTAATAGGCATGCGTAATCGTTTATTGGACCAAAATTCCTTAGTTCCAGTTAATTTATGAGTATATGTATTATTAGTTTTAATATCAAACCAATCAAAAGCACCAGAGAACACAACTTTCATAGCCTTATTCCTTCTATTACTTAATTTAAAGCTATCCTTTGAATTAACTTTAGAATATTTATCTAACTTATGAGGTATTTTCTATTATGGATAAAAGAAATTTATTTGAGCAAATGAATGAAAGTGCCTATGAGAATAGCACTAATCCCTTTGATTCATTATATGTAGTTAGTGAAGGAGATTCTTTTACAGAATCTGAGTTGACATATACAGAACCTACAAGTGTTAAAATGCCGCATAATATGACTCAGGCAGAAATAGAAGAATGGCGCCATAGATTAGAACTTGAAGAAGAAATGAATCCATTTAATGAGCCTGTTGAACCAGAAAATATAAATTTACCCTCTGAAGAACCTCTACCAGATGAGGCTTTACGTTCAGAGCTTCCTCCAGAAGAGGGTTTGGGTGGTAATGAGGGTGAAATTCCTAGCGATCTACCTCCAGAAGAAGCTGAACACGAAGAAATAATAGACACAGTAGAGACACTATCAGCTAAAATTGATAAATTAGCTGCTAAACTTGATGCCATTACTAGTGCTTTATAGGATAGATTACTATGTCGAAAGTGATACTTACAGTAGGTCCTCCAGGTGTTGGCAAGACCACCTGGATTAAAAATTATGTAGCTAATATAAATGAGCCTTATGTGATTTGTTCTACTGACCACTATTTTGAAAAAGAAGGTAAGTATGTCTATGAACCTTCTAAGATTGGATTAGCACATAATAGCTGCTTTGAAAAATTTGTAAATGCTCTTCGCTCTGAAATACCTCTTATTTTTATAGACAATACTAACGTAATAAAAGAACAAAGAGCTAAATATATAAATAAAGCTAATGAATATGGCTATGAAGTAGAAGTAAAAGTATTTCCAGTAGATATAAACAGAATAAAATTACAAAATAAGTCTCAAGAACGAATTGATGCTAATAAAATAATACCTGACTCAGTTATAGATAGAATGTCTAGTAAATTAGATTTAGATCCAGGAACTTGGAAACTAGTTAATGGTAAATTAGTAAAAATTTTAGAAACAAAACAATTTATTAGAGTTTCTGAAATTCAAGAAATGGCTGCTACCCCTCCACCTCCTACTACAGCCGAATTAAATCCTCCAGCACAAACACAACAAGTTAGTAGTTCTATGCCTTCTTGGATACAGCAACCAGATTCTGCAACTACTATAGGCTTTGCTGGTAAGGAAGCCTCTAATGCTATGGGTGATAAGGGATTACAAAGACAAGTAGCTACTAAAAATGCTATATCAGGCCTAACTAATAGGATTGCTTCTAAATTAACTGCTAATAATCGTAAATTTGATGCTAACCAATTATCTTCTTGGATATCTTCTAATGCTTCTACAAATCAATTTTATACTGCCCAAGATGGAACTACTTATGCTTTAGCTTCTGTTCAATATAGTAGTTTAGTAACATTTTTACGTCAACTATCTCCTACTCAATAGGTAAATATGAAGAAGCTAGACAAAACAATGTTTATCAGAAACTCTAAAGAATTTTTAGATGAGTTACATGCCATGCCTATACATCCTCCAGCTTTAATACATTTAAAACCAGCCCCAGCAGGAGATTGGTATGATAGATTACATTTAGCTAATTTAGAATCTATATATAATCTACCTCAGGGTATATTAAAACACATGATTGATATAGAATCTGGTGGAAATCCATTAGCGCACTCTAACAAGGGAGCAAAAGGACTATTTCAGATTATGGATAAAAAGCATAGTGGCTTTACTGGAGACCCCTTTAATCCAATAGAGGCTGCTAAATATGCTGCTAAAACTTTAAATGATTTAGCTCATCATTTTGGAAATTATAAAGAAGCTGTTGCAGCATATGATTGGGGAATAGGAAATATGACAACTCATGGACTAGAAAATGCCCCAGAAGAAACAAAAAATTACATAAAAAAATTTGAACAGCATGGCACTAATCTAGGCAATGTTATGCATTCTGTAAATGACGTTCACACATTTGAAAGGAAGCATAAGATATAATATGACTAATAAAAGTTTAATACGAAATGAAATAAAAAGAGTTTTAAACATACAGGAAGAAACAGAGGAACCTTTAACTAAAGCTCCAACTAAAGAAGATATTAAAAAAGAACCCAAAGAAGAACTTATTAAAAAAGATAAAAAAGAAGTGTATGGTAAGGAACTAATACTAGATATACATGAAGTTGAAAAAGATAAAATTACAGTAAAAAATATAAAAACATTTGCTGAAGAGTTATGTGATGAAATTGGAATGACAAAAGGTATTAAAGCAATAGTGTGGGGAACTGATTCAGATAAGGATGAGTTAAAGGATCCGCGAGCAGATGGGCTGTCATGCATACAATTTCTTCATAGTTCTTCTATTGTAGTTCATGGAATAGATTTGCTTGGACGCATTTTTATAAATATTTTTTCATGTAAGGAATTTTCAACTGATAAAGCTAAAAACTTTGCTTTGAAATCATGGGGTGGAAAAATAGCCTCAGAACATGTAATTATACGTAAATAAAGGGAAGAAATAAAATGAAGGATAGTAAATTAAATGGAGTTTTCATAATCCCTACGGGGATTTCAAGTTCCATAGGTGGTCATGCCTCTGCTCTTTCTCAAGTTAATTTGATTGCTTCTTGTTGTAACAAACTTTTAGCAAACCCAAATTCAGTAAATGCTAGTGATATAAATACCATGGCAAACAATGTATGGTATGTAGAAGGCTCAACTTTAGATAGAATGCTTAATGAAAATATTAACCTTAAAGAAACAAAAACATATAATAAAATACTTTGTGTAGTAAATTCTCCTTTATCTATTGCCTCAATAAATGCTGTTAATGCTGCACGATGGACTTCTGGCTGTGATATAACTCTTGTTGAACTAAATACAGCCTTAATAATGGAGGCTTTTATTCATCCAAATGGGGTTGCTGATGGAAATATTTATGGTATGGATGAACTTATAAATCAGGTTAAGAATTTAGATTTTGATATACTAACTGTACATACTCCAATAATATGTTCTAAAGAGATATCAGATTATTATTGGATTAATGGTGGCACTTCTCCATGGGGTGCTGTAGAAGCTAAATTATCAAAATATCTTAGTTATGCTTTAAATAAACAAGCAGTTCATAGTCCAGTTGAGTTTTTAGAAGATGCTTTATTTAATAAAATTATAGTAGATAAACAACAAGCTGCTGAAATTATAAGTCAAACATTTGGACAATGTATGTGGATTGGTTCGCGGAGAGCTCCTACAATAGACATAACAAAAAATAATAAAAACTTATCAAATGATGATATAGATTTTATGGTTAGTCCCTATAATTGCTGGTCAACTCCTCATATAGCCTGTATAAATAATAATATACCAATTATAGTGGTAAAAGAAAATACTACATGTCTTAAAGATGTAATATATCCTGATAATAAAAATATTATATTTGTTGAAAATTATTTAGAGGCAGCTGGTGTTGTTCAATGTCTTAATGCTGGTGTAGATTATAGACTTATTACCCTATAGTAAAATATAAATAAATATATAAAAATAAAGGACCAGTAATAAGGTCCTTTATTTATATTAGAGGGAGTTACTTATTCCAGACTAGCAGACAGTTTATATATTCCCTATATATTTACTAGTTATTAATAGTAATTATATTTCTGTTGCTGATATTGAGATATTTGACACAGAGGCGGTACCTCCAGTAACTGCCATCAAAGAACAATCTATCCAATAAGCAGTAGCAATAGTTAATCCAGTAGCACTATATGTAATAGTAAATGGGGTTTTTTGAGCAGCCACTGATGAAATTATTGGCCCTATTGACAAACCAAGTAGTGTTCCTGTAACTGCTGCTCCATTTATGGGTGCTGTTCCTGTACCGTATCTCAAATCTACTGTTGCTCCATCTCCTGCTGTAGTATTTGATAACATACCACAAATAGTTACCTCTACTCTTGTTGAATTTACTGGAGTAATAGTTCCTCCAATTGCCATCATAACAGCAGTAGTTAAGGTAGTTCCAGTAGGGGCAGCAGATGTATGGGAAGTAACAGCACTGGAGGTTGCTAAAATAGTATGACCACTTATTTGAACAGCACCACCACCCTGAGTAACTATATTTAAACCGATTGAACCGCTTTCTGAGTTGTTAGCAGTTCCTATTTGTACAGCTCCTCCATTAGAGCCTTGTACAGCAAACCAATTAGTAGCACTTGATACTGGAGAAACAACCATCTGAGTTCCTCCAGATGACATAACTAGAAAGGAACCATCTGAACGTAATCTGGTGTTTACTGAAGTTCCAATATTATTTCCCATATCAAAACTTCCAGTGCTGTTATATCCACCACTCAAATACATAGTAGTATCTGTAGAGGAGGCCCCATTACCATTATATCCAGTAAAATACTGTAGACCTATATGATGACAAAACATTCCTATCTCACAATTAGGGCCTAGTCCTGGTTGATTTATAGCATGTGTAACTCCATTTGAGTCTTTTAATAAATCCAGGGTATTTATGGTTATATTTCCTGATATATAGGAAGAAACACAAACATTGGTAGCACTAGGAACAACCAATGCAGCACCGGCCGCAGCATATTCAATTTGTGTCCCTGATCCAGAAATTCCACCACCTGACCCTGTAATAGTTATACCATTTAATCCTATTTGTAACCAACCTCCATTCCAAATAAGCGAGGAACTATTTAATAATATACTATAAGTTCCATATGTATTACTTATTAAATTACAATTTGATAAATACACAGCACTAGTCCATACTGATCCAGTTCCAGCATTTACGGTAATTATAGAAGTATATGCTTGGGTATAATGGCCAGAAAAATTACAATTAGCAAAGTTAATATACTCTACTTGGTAATTAGTAGAGCCACCTATCAGTAATCCAGCACTGGTAAAGTTCTCGCAAGAAAAATTAGATATATTAATACCATTACAGCCACCTCCCAAAAATAATCCAAGTGTTCCTTGTCCATTAGGGCCGCTCCCATTAAGACACACATTATTTAAGGATACACCATAAACAAATCCAGTATCGTTTCCTACCTGTATTACTGGACTAGATAAAGTCCAAGCCGTAAGATAGGCTTTTGGAGTATACCAGTCCTGAGGTTGCCCACATTCTAGTAATACTCCATTTTGAGTTATTAATATATTACAAGCATAATAACCACATGGAACAATTACCTTACCTATACCATGTGCTACAGCATAAGCAATGGCATTATTAAAAGCACTTGATTGATCAAAGGTAAGATTATTTGGAATAGCACCAAAAGATATAACATTTACACCACTAGTATCCAGAATAGACTGAAGACTGGATGAAGTAGATCCTCCAGTAGCAGTATAAGATATAGCTGAAGGAACAGCACCTGGGGCAGTATTCCAGCTACCGTCTCCTCTTAAATAAGTACTACTACTAGCTGTTCCTGTTACATTCAATGAAGTTACTGGTATAGTATTAGAGGTAATACTAGCCCCAGATGTTATAATAGAAGAGCAAGTAATAGAACCTGTAAAAGTAGGGGAAGAATTTAAAACTGCATAGGAAGACAGAGCAGAAGAGGTTATATAACCAGCAGTATTAGAAGTATTATATGGAGTAAATCCTAATGCGTTAGTTATTTGGTTTGAAGTAAGACCGGTTAATCCCAAAGCAGAACCGTTGAATTGATTAGCTGCTAAATTACCACTAGAGTCTCTAAGAGCAACACTAGAAGGAATGGGAGATACACTACCACTATTACCTAAAGCAGCTTGTCCTACTGCTGTGTCTATTGCTAATAGATTGGCTATACTTGATGGTGATGCGCTTTGATCTAATTCTAAATTAAGAAGTGGAGTTCTTAATGGAAGAGTTGATACACTAGTAGTTATAATTCCTGGTGTAGTTATGCGTTGTTCTGACATTAGAATGTCTCCAGTTATTAATTTATATTAAGTATACAGTTAATTACATTCTATATTTATACAATAAAACAGCCTCATCCTTTATTTATATTATAGGGCTTAACACTACTCATACTTCTGAAGTTGCTCATTCCAGGTCAAGAATAACAGACCATTTTCTTTCCTTTTATTATTAATCCAAATTAATGATTGCTTTTTAGTATGATTATATCCTAGAGCTTTATGTAATTGCTTATGCCATTCAATTATTAAAGGCAAGCCATTTGAATAATCTAATAAGTCATTTTCTAAGGCCAGTAAAGTTTCTTCTGATAGGCCCATATAATCTTCTGTTGTTTTTATTTTGAACTTCATAAGGATATTAGAAACCGTATTCAGATGATGGATTACCTCCTTAGAAGTGTCTTGAATGCCGTAAAGAAGTCTTAATTTTTTAGTCCATTTCTCACTTATGTATTCTCTTATTATTCTACTTAATTTTACTACTTCACCAGAGTTACCTGTCCCGCCGGCTGCCTTTGATTTTAATTCATTTGCCTTACAGCCGCAAGATTTTACTTCCATTCTTATTAAACTAGATGCCTTTCTTTCTATCAATTTATTACACCCATGACACAAACATAAAATTTTTCCTGATTGAAGTAGTTTTAGTGGTTCTATATATTCAACTTGGCCTATGCTTTTAACTTTTTCAAAATTTATTTTTTGTTTTTCTATTAACAAACATCCACAACTAGTAACAAGACCATCAATTAATGACCTAGAAGAAGCTATATGATAATTACCACAATCACATAAGCAATTCCAATAAGCTAAATTACTTTTATTTTTTTCTTTTCTAGGAACTGTATTTAAAGCAGTCAATCTACCAAATTTTTTATTTACTAAATCACTAGATGCTAACTTAATTTTTAAACATCCACAACTTTTAGTATCCCCTTTAACTAGGTCCTGTGAAGAAACTAGAGTAAAATTACCACAAGAACACTGTGCCTTATAATAAATGACCCTACTTTTATTTTTTAGACATTTACCAACTAGGTCTAAAATTTTTAGCTGCCCGAAAACCTTACCAATAATGTTGTTTTTTGGAGATACATTACTATCAAACTGATATTTATATAGATCTTCTAATTTCACATTAACCGCATTTTGAATTAGAGTAATTACAACTAGAACATACCTCAGTAAGACATCCAGACTCACGTTTATAGAGTAACTCAGAACCACATTCTGGGCATGGCTTATTTTTAGCTTTTTCTTTAGCTATAACTTCCTCATCTGAAATATAGTTTTTAAGAACTCTAGCAAACACAGTTGGGGCATCATATAATGAAGACCCACTCTTAGCTAGCTGTTCTACGATTTCAGAAACTGCTATTCCATTTCGTAGTGACATACTAATCATTCTTGCTATAGTTATAACATCACCTGCTGGAAATAGATTTCCTAAGTTATTAACCTTTAAAATATCTTCTGGGTCGTCTGAAAGTTGGATTTGAAGAGTGTAATGACCACGCGATTTTTTAGTTAAAGTAGCAGATTTATATTTAGTTGGAAGACTTAGACCGGATTCTTCCCCGCCAAAAATCTCACAGGGGATATTATCTGCTTTTCCTACTAAAATCATATAAGATTTTTCCTTATAACGAGTCTTAAATATATCAACATCAGTAGTTTTTGGTCTTTCTATACTTTTATTTGGCTTATTTTTAGGCTCTTCTTTTATAACATTCAAAACTCCAGAACGACATTCATCAACATAAACGGTAAGTCCCTTGCATCCAGCTTTAAAGGCACTCATATATAGCTTGCCAACAGTCTCTTGTGTAGTTCCTTTGGGTAGGTTTATTGTTGAACTAATGGCATGGTCAATATATAGTTGAATAGTTGCCTGAAGTTTTATTCTCATATCACCATTAATATTACCTGCTTTAACAAATACAGAAGGGTCACCACCTGCATTTATACAATCCTCAATAGCTTGATGCTTTACTTTGAATTGAACAAAGTCATTAGTTCCTGGCTTTTTAACATTTCTAGTATACTCTTCAGTTTCAAATACTGGCTCTAATCCAGAAGAAGTATTACGCATCAATATTGACATTGAACCATTTGGAGCACTGGTTAAACAAGCTATATTTCTTCGTGGCTTATTTTGAAGTTCTTTTGGTAGTCTTGACAGAAATACATGGCCATTTTCTTTAGTAGCATCATAAGCAGGAAAAGCACCCTTCTCAATAGCTAACTGTTCAGAAGAAGCATATACAGAGTCTCTTAATAGCTCATAAATACGTCTAGAAGTCTCAATAGCTTCTTCAGAGTCGTACCGTAGCCCAAGCATTGCTAACGTGTCTGCGAGCCCTGTACAGCCCATTCCAATACGTCTTCCTAATATAGCTGAATTGCGTAATCCTTCTAATGGAAGTAGCATTATATCTATATTTTTAATATTGTCCTGAGCTCTTGTAGATAACTTAACAACACGTTCAAATTCTGTATAATGAAATGTAGCATTGTCTTTATATGGACTAATAACAAATGCTGTAAGGTTATGTGTACCTAAGCAACAAGAATCATCTCTACTAGCAGGAACCTCAGCACAAGGATTAAAACCTACAGTCTCAAAGGAATACGATACATTCTTAGTAGTATTTGTTATTGGATCAATAATAATATAATCAGTAATCTCTGAATAACAGTCAGCGGGAGATTCTTTCTTTACTAACTCAAAATTTATTATTCCAGGTTCTGCTGAATTAGTAGCTCCTTCTATAAGTTTGCTCCAAATATCCTTAGCTTTTACAGTTTTTGAAATTCTAGGGTATTGGTTATTCTCAAACTCATACCAAAGTTCATAATCTAAGTCATTTTCTACTGCGTTAATAAAAGTGTTATCTACTAATACTGACACATTAGCATGGGAAGTTGATTTTAGTCTATCAGCAATACTAGAATACTTCCAATTATTAATATCTATTCCAGATTCTGATAACTCATTAAAAAACCATTGCTTATCTAAATCCTGCTTCATCTGTATAAAGTTAAAAATGTCTGGGTGATGAACTTCAAGGCAGCACATTAAAGCACCACGCCTACCTGATTGTCCTATGGCAGCAGTAACATGTGAGAAGAAGTCGCAAAAACTATAAGCCCCGGTAGAACTTTTGGCAGCATTGTTAGTTTGAGAGCCACTTGGACGCAGATTAGATAAGTTTATACCACAACCACCTCTTGCTGCATATATCTTAGCCATATTCTTTGCTGTATCGAAGATAGAATCAAGGTTGTCAGATATTTTTTCTAAAATAAAACAATTACTGGCTGAAGCTTTTACATATGGATTACCTAAAGAATACAGTCCAGAACCCTGAGGAGTATATTTCCAATTAGTCAGAATATCTCTAAATTGAGTAAACCAAAAATCATAAGTTTTTGATATATCTGGATTAGTTTTTACTTCTTCCTCAGCGAGAACTTTAGCAATTCTATCCCACATATCTTCTGGGGTTTGTTCAAGACAAATTCCACTATTATCATGTAAGGCATACTTCTGTATAAATATAGCAGAGGCTAAATCAGCAGTATTCGGCATTACTTTCTGATTCTCAATGTACCATTTATAACAATCTCCATAGGCTACGGCATCTGATAATTGTGCTGCTGTAGCGGTTTCTACCGCTACGTTCTTATTTAGAAGATACTGTAATGCTTCGTCATTTAGTGCTTCTGGCATGTGCTTCGACTCCTGTATATTTAATTGCGATACCCTAGCCACAGGAATAGCAATTTTATGTAATAATGAGTATCGGTCAAATCATACAAAAAATTACAAAAAAGAGACCCAAATTAACGGGTCTCTAAGATATAATCAAAATCGATAACTATTTATTATTTCTTTTTGTTGGGTGCTACTTTTGGTAATTTCTTGCCCTTACTAGACTTATTCCATTCTTCAACGTTAACACCTGAGTTCTCTAACTTACCTTTATTAATGTTAAAGAACTTTCGCTGCTTATCTGATTTAAATGGCACTACAGCACCCACAAATAAAGACTACTTACAATCCTTACCCTTCTTGTCTTTCTTATCCATCTTCTTATCGTCCTTACCATCCTTCTTAAGCCAGGGTGGAAGTTTCTTACCTGAGTCTTTCTTTTTATCTACCATCTTATTATCTCCTTTAAATTACATTACTAATTAACGCTTATCTTCCTTAATACCACCACTAGGCTTTACAGTACCCTTACGAGTATCACGTAAAATACCATTCTTCTGAGTCTTACCAGGAACCTTTACAGGACCTTTCTGCTCGCCTCCAACACCATGCTTTTCGCTACCATTCTTCATTTATAATATCCTTTCATTAACTTATTGATATAATTTAATTACTTACTTCAATACTACTCTCATAATTTGCTCTTGCCTTTTCGGACAAACAAACCATATATTAGCTCCCTTGTGATTCAGTTAACTTGTCAAAAATAGTTAATAATGGAGACTGTATTTCTTGCTTTTGTATCTTTGATAAATCACTAACACTTATTGAAATACTATACTTATTTAATATATCTAACAAAACACGTAATTCTTGTTGTGTAAACGTAATACTTTGTTCATCATTCATACAGTCTCCAAAATCTATTATCGACAAATATAAAATAATAATTATACTATTACAGTTAAAATTTTTGGAGCAAGGGCTGCTATTTTTAGTCTATCATTATGTGGAACAACTATACAGCCTTCTGATTCCTGTAAATAATTAGAACCATTTGGAGCTTCTTGTCCATGAATAAAAAAAGCAGACCTTCCAAAGGTATTTCCAGAAATTTGAGTTAATTGAGCACTATTTTCGCCTACTACTGGATGGTTTTCAAAGGAGCCTATATTATATTTTCCAGGTGGTAATGGGCCTATAAAATGAACCGAGCACATATTTGGATTATTTTTACCATGTATTCTATTTGGATTTTGAGGTATTCTACTATCATTACCAGCATAAGCACTACTAGTTAAGACAGTGGAATCCTCATCATTAGTTATAGTTCCAGTAGTTATTTTAAAAGTTATACTCATGGATTACCTCTTAGATTGCTGTTTTTACTTAAAGTAAGAAGTGTAGAGCAATTAAAGCAGCTTCTGCTAATGCTGAATCACGCCATAGCTTTTTTCTCTTAGTCTGGACATTAACATCCTTTTTTAATTGTGTGTTCTCTACATCAACATTAAAGATAGTCTGTGATTGATTGTTTATTAAAGCTTGATCAGCTGCCTTGTCTGTCTGTAAATCGTTTACAGTATCTACACACTGAGCATCATCTGCTTTAACTGCAGCTAATTCTTGTTGACAATCAGGTAATGTAGTAGGTGTTGGAGTATTTGGTAATTGAACTAAAGGAGCAGGTGCCACTACAGCATTACTAACAGTAGGTGTTGGTGTAATTACAGGCTTTTTACTCAATAAGGCTACTACTTTTGAATGTTCTAACTGATATAAATTATAGACAGAAGTAGCAGCAGCATCAGCAGTATCTTTGGCAGCAGTTAGTTTCACAGCTTCTATATTTAGACTTGCTATTTGAGCATTCTCTTTAGTAATAGTTTCATTGTGTAGCCTATCTTTAATATAAATAGTTCCAAATACAGCAAGACCAGCTAGAAGAATCCAAATAATATCCCTGTGATATTTTTCTATAAATGTTAAATCAGTGCCTAGACTCATGTTATGCTTCTTTCTTATCTTCTTTTTTAGGTGAATAGAAAACGGATAGTAATAAGGTCTTAATTAGATTTTCATCATTAGGTGAAAATGCGGTTAAACCTAGTTTATTTACAACCTGATACACGTTTTGGGCTTTTGTTTTAGCTACTCCAAAATCGGGATAGATTAAATACTCAGAATTCTTAGATATATATCCGTAAGCTAAAATCTCGGCTAATTTATTTTGTAGCACAGGGTCATCACTGAATAGTTTGTTAAGTTCTATAGCTGTCTTTAATCTGGCACAAAGAGTCTTAAAACCCTCCACATTAGGTGAAGAAGCCATATAAATATGTTCACTACACTTCTTATGTACTAAAATTATCTGACTTTGTATCTTTTTAGAGTCATTCAATGATTCAATAGAAATACCTATAGAATCTTTAGCTGGAACTGAGTATGGGGAGACTACACCACCTATAACTCCATTAACAGCATCTTTTGCTGTTAAACTACTAAAAGTCTCAAATAATTTATTATACAAAGTTGTCATTTTATGCCGTTAAGTTATTTACTATAGAAAGCTGTGTTTGTAAATAATTAATCAAACTAGTTTTTGCTTCTGTAAAGGTAAGCACTTGATTTTGAGGTATTGCTTGAATTATAAAATTTTTATCTAATCTTAACAAATCATACATAACAGTAGATTGGCTGTCTATAGTTTTTAAATACACATTAGTAATCTTTACAGCATATAAATTAGCAGTAGCAAAAATAACAAAATAAGCTATGTCATTTACCGAAAAATTTGCTGTAAGTTGTTGTGTAGTCATTATTGTAAGGCCTGTAAATTAGCTGTTTTTTGTGCTAAAATAACCGTCAGAATACCTGTAATTTCATCTAAATAAAATAGCTCATGCTCATTAAATAAAGTAGGTCCAGGCCTTGGATTTCCTACTCCAGAGGCATTTAGAGCATAGGAAATCTTATACGAAACTTCAGGGCAACCAACATTACTTAAAGAATCATGAATATAAATATCAGTAATATTAACAGATACTGGATTATCATGATAAATTCTATAAGCTGTATCGCCCACATTAAATTTAGTAGTATAGGAAGACATTAATAAGCAGCCTCAAGTGGATTAGTATATGGAGACTCATCTGCATGACCAAATGGATCAGTATATCCTTCTTGACCACCAGCAGAAGGGGCCTCTAAAGGAGCTGATAAGGCCTCTGCAGGCTGTTCTGTGGGAACTGGTTCAGCAGTGGGCTCAATGGGTGCTTGGGCAACTGATGGCTCAATTGGAGGCTCTGTAGCCTGTCCACCAGCCAATGTTGCTATACTATCAGCACAGCCAGCTAATATCTTTAAAAACTCATCAATATGAGGAACTGCGTTATCTACAGTCATATCTTTATCAAAGAGTTTTTCAAAAGAACCTACATAACTCTTTAGTGGAATGGTTATAGCACGTATAAGTTCTGGATTAATTACATCTTTCTGAACAGTATTAGAAGCAGAACCTGACGGAGAAGGCATTTGAGGGGCAGTTAGTCCAGGCTTAGCAGGGGCAGCATCAGAAGCACCTGTAGCAGCAGGAAAATCAGCATCCGACATTGGGGCACCACTTACTTCCTGGGCACTTGTAGGTTCTTTGGGAAGATTTACATCATCAATAGCTTCTTGAAGAAAGTCTCTTATTTTTAAATTCATACTATACCTCATCAAAGTTAATTAATCTTTTTCTTTTTATTCCCATTAATGTCCCAAATACTTTCCCTAGTTCTAAAAATACAATTAGGATGCCTACATAAAAAACAACTTCTAGTATTAGGAAGAAGTATACCAGACTTTAAAGTTTGTTTAATCTTTGTTATGTCTTTTGCCCTATCTATATCAATATTAAAAGCCAATTCCTTAAATGGATGTAATAGACCTCTAGTATAAATTAAGGTGCCATCAATTGTTTCTAACTTAGGATATTCATTTTTTAGAAGCTTAGCATATAAGCTAATTTGTTTATTATATTTAGTATTGTTTTTTTCTAAATATTTCTCATCTAATTTAGATGATTTATAATCTAAAATATGAGCTATATTTTCATTAATTATAATTAAATCAGCAGTTCCATAAAAGTCATAATTCGACAAATTACCCTTCATTAAATGTTCTACTAATACAATAGATGAAGGATTTATTAACTGATAAAAAATAGAAGTATCATCCAAGAATAAACTTTCTATAAATGGAGTATGTTCTGCTAACTCATTCTTGATGTCTAAATATTTATTAGAAGAAAAATAGTTAGAGGCTATATTTTTAAGATTTTTAGTTTTACTTTTATTGTATCTGGTAAAAATAGTCTCAAAAATAAGATGTAATTTAGAACCTTGTTTTGTAGCCTCATTACCTAAACATTCCTCTACCAATTCATTTGTAATATATCTATCTGTAAAATATTTAGGACAGAAACTAAAATCTTCTAACTTAGAATTATTCCATTCCTCTATTTTATCTGAAACATATGTGCTATTTTTAGCTAAAATATAAGTGAAGAAAGGCTCCAAAATAACTGAAAGTTTATCTAAATATAAAGAACCCGAGGATGCTACAAGAGGAGAGTGACAATATCTTTTATAGGCTAAAAAATAAGAAGTTAATTTTCCTTCCTTTTTATATTTATTAAAGGCATCCTCATAAGAAACAGAATCCGTGACAGCAATTTCTCTTATATTTTTTTCAGTTAGAAGAATGTCATCCTTAACTTGTTCTAATAATAAAGAAGAAGTAGTAAAATTATCTATAAATTTACTACAATACTCAACTACTGAATCGTTTAGAAAATATCCTAAACTAAGTTTGTGTCCAGGTGAGGTATATTTTTGAATATAGGAGTAAGCACAACTTAAATATTTACCTAATGAGATATTACACTGCTTACAGTTGTTTATCAGAATAGAAAAAGCATCCAAATCAGAAGATGAGGCAAAGGATGGTGTCTTGGACACTAGGCTACAGAATAGCAGAGCATCATACAGTAAAGTTTTCTCTTTTAGAGGAAAATATTTCTTTATAGAAAATTTTAAACTGGGCTGTATATAATTTATAGTAGTTTCGTCCAACAACGAAGCCTCCGAGGTAATACTAGTATCGACAAATTCAGGATTAACTGATAGAAGAATCTTCGGGAGGTGGCTCTAATGAGGCCTCCTCCGACTCCATCGAGGCCATTTCAGACTCTGCTTTAGCTTCCTCATCCTTTACTGTTGGGTCATTTTCATTTCTAACTACTACGAAATTTTGATTTTTTTCTTCCAGGGCCTTTTGTCCTATATTAGAAGCCTCAACATAAAAACTAGCACTTAAGATAAACATCATTTCTGCTAGTGTCATTTCTTGCTGTGAGAATGTAGCTGGTTGGTTTTCCATTACTTACCTTCCCTTAATTTTTCTTGCTCTGAAATCCAATTTTCTCGTAAAGTTAATATATTAGATTTTTCTAGTAATTCCCTATTAAACTGTAAATCACCCTTAATTTCATTAAGTGGATTAAATAAACCTAAATCCTGACTATATACTGAGGAATCCGATTCATGACGTATAATAAATTTATCACAAGTCCAGTATCCATTTATAATATTTGTAGTTAAGGCTATAAAATCATTCTTTAAATCCTCTACCTGTGAAGTAGTGGTATTAAAGTTATACATTATTTGTAAAAATCTATCTCTAATATCGTCTAATAGCTCCATATCCTCAGTAGCCATTAGATTAACCTCAGGATTTACTGGGGTATATACACTATCTATAGTCGTAGTTCTTACTTTGTCATATAAATTACTAAAATATAATGGTCTAGTACTTGATTTAAATCCTTTTAAAGTAGTATAGTCAGAATTATACTGAAAAAATATTCTTGGTATTAAAGCAAATACTACAAAATTAGTTTTAAAACTACCATCAGATTGATAAATAGAGGCTAAAAATTGTTGAAACTGAACAGCAGTAGAGTTTTCAGAGCCTCCTGAGTATATATTTTGAGCAGTCTCTCCTCTTGTGTCTAGGGAGGCTAATACAGAAAGATAAGAAGAAGCATCTATATTACCAAAATCCTGTTGGGCTTTTTGTAAAATAAAATTATGTTGGTCCAAAGGAATTCCTAAGCCATGCCAATTACTAGTTGTAGAATATCTTTCTGTGGATTTAGATTTACAACTAATACCACTAACATTTTTAGTCATTAACAAATATGCTTGTTTATCCTTATTATAACTTAAAGAAGCTTTAGTAAAGGTAAGTCTAATAAATGGATTTGGAATTGTTCTCTCTACATTACTAAAAGACCTAAAAAATTCATTTTCTCCTAATGATATAAGAGTGGATATTCTATTTTCTGAATCTTCCGAACAAAAAATAGGAGTAAAATCAAAATTACTTACACCACAAACTGATGCTAACTTAGCATTAAGATTGGCAAAATTTCCTATGATTACGTTAGTTAATGAATTATAAACTGTGTTTTTAGAACGAGATTTACTCATTACTTGTAATAGATTAGAGATATTTTTTAGATAAGGATTAGTGTTATGAATACATTTTGTTAAATTATTTTTTATATTTTCACTTAATGCTGGTTCTATATTACTATTAGATAGTATAGGATTTCCAAGCAATCCATTACCTGCTTGATGACCAGTTCCATAATCCTTAGTTGATGGAAAATTTAAAGTGTCCACTAATCCAAACATAAGAGAATCAAGAAAAACTAAAGGAAGTTGATTATTAGATATATTATTTAAAAAGTCCTTTTCAGATGGACTATTAAAATAGGGAGTCAACTCTGAAATTACTTTTGCTTTTATTTCTTCTAATATAGAGGAAGAAAAAGAGACTACTCTTCTAGCCTCTTCTGTATTAACAGTTAAGTGTCCTTGTATAAACTCAAAATATCTAGGACCCTTACTAGAAGTTCCTACATATAAATTAGATTCTAAATCTGCTCTAACATAGGCTCTAGTTTCTTCATTAGAGTTTAAAAATAAATAGTCACCTGATCTATCTCCTGGAGTGGTAGATATGGAGGCCTCAAATAAATTACACGCATAATTAGTATAAAAACTTTCTGTTGTAGGTGCTACAGAGGAAACAGAAGCTTTTTTTAGAAAGGTATATAATCTAACTCTTTTTTGACGTAAAATATCAGTGTTATAAAAATATTGTGTCCAATTAACCTCTTTTATTTTATTACTATAATCTATTGCTTGTTGCTGTAATTGTGACTGTTGTTCTGGAGTAAGTTGTCCAAAATGTTTCATCATATCAGTATTAATAAGATGTGGAACAATATGTTGCTTGGAATAGTCATCTTTAGTGTTCTGTAAAAAATCACTTACAGTAGAACCAGTTGTTTTTTTTGGCTTCATTGGAACAGTATCTAATCCGAAGCCAGCTATCTTAGGAACAGCTAAAACTTCCTCCAATTCTCTTTTATCGAGTCTTGTTAAAATAGATTTATATAAATCCTCTTTATTAAGAGTCATATTATATCTGCTCAGAAGTTGGAGTATAGAAGTTAGTTATTAAGGCCTTTAGTTTAGCAAAATGAAATACTTGAATATAGGCCATGTTATTAGGACTTTTAGTATTTATTCTAAATTGAATTTTATCTTGTCGTTTCGCAAACTTATCAATCACCTTAAGAGCCTGTTGTAGTGAACTGTTTACTTTTTGTAAAATCCAATATTCTGGTTCCATAAAACTAAATGTAAATGGAGTATTATCTGCTTTTAACAGTCCTTGCTGAGAGGGATTTACGTGATGGTATACTCGTAAAACGGCTGCTAAAATATTTAATGTCCTAGAATCTTCCTGTAAAGCATTATTATTAGCATTAGTTTCTGTAGTTGGGTTAGGAAGTTGCTTCTCTCCTTCAACTGCTTCTAATATCTGCTTAGCTAACTGAAGTATATTCTCTTTAACAAAGGAGGGAAACTGAGTTTCATCAGTTATTATAGAAGATACTGGATTCCCAGTTATAGCATTTACACCAATCCCAGATTTAATAGCCTGAGTTATATCAGCATTAATTTTTTTGCCTTGCTCTGTAGATGAGATATTTGAAAGAGTTTTAAGAAGACTTATTGCTGCTTTCTTATTTCTTTCTTTCTCTTCTGGTGTAATATTATTGGATAGATAGGTATTGGGGTCAAGTAAGGTACAGTATCTGGTAATAAATGCAGAGTTTAATTTAGATGCTGTCCAAGGTCTACTTTTAATATAATAAGGAGACCCTAAAAATTCTTGCTCATTCCCTAAAGGCATATTATCTTCAGAGGGTTCAACATACGATGGAGTTGGTTGTATACTGCTCTTAGTCAAATCATCCTCTGCTTGATTATAAGAGGATGATTCTGAATATAATGAAATTTCTTCATCAGCCAACTCTAAGAATTCTGGATCATTTCCTTTTTCTAGTAAAATAGTATTAACTTTACTTAATATCTGAGATATAGTATATCCCATACCTAATAAACTAAATACGTGTTTGGACCCTTTATAGGCATTAAAATTTTGCTCTAACATATCATTACTATTTTTTGCTTTAAAGTGCTCAATTGAAAATAATTCTGGTAGTGTTATATTTGAAGTATCTGTTCCAGTGGAGGTATCTTTTTGTGTAATGGCCCCTTCTGGTTTTAATTTGGCCAATAAATTTAATAGAGTAGTTTGAGTGCCCACATTAAAAATATACTCCTTAGCTATTACCTTAAAAAAACCACTTAAAGTAGAGCAATTATAAAAAGAAGCATCAGATAATGTCTTTACTTCAGAAGCAATAGCTGGTAATCCAATTCCATTATAGAAATCTATATAAGAATTTGAAGCAACTGAGATAGCTCCAGTTAACTCACTTATATATTGCGAATAGGATTTTACCTGCACTACATTTGTACCGTATCTTTTATCTTTTCCTAAAGTAGTATGAGTTTCTCCACTTATGGTAGAGTTTAATTCTTTAACTATATTTTTAATAGGCTGTAAAGTAAACTTTAATATACCATTCTCATTTACAAATGGAGAGGGATTAGTTTCTGTAGGATTAGCCTCAGGATTTTCTACGTTACCTAATGGAGTTTCTGGAGTGGTTTCTTCAGGCTCCTTTTCTGTAATAACTGTATTTAAATACATTATTCCAGTCTTAGGTAACACAGTCTCTGCCTTAGAGAAAGAAGCAGTTCCTGAAGTTTCTGACTCTTCTCGCTGAGTCTTAACCTCTGCTACAATCTTATCAATCTGTTCATTTGTTATAAACTTATTAAATTTATCTAAAATTAAAGTTAAAATAGGATTTGATATTCTATTATCTTCTTTGTTTATAAGTTGAGTTCCTATAAAACCAGATTCTTTTGTAAACTTATCAAGTAGGGAAGTTGCCTTAGCCATATTATTCATTACATCATTAGCCTTAGCTTCTTCTCCTTCTTTTTGATACTTATTAACTAAATTAGCTAATAGTTCATTGGTTTCTGGATTACCTAAGGTAGCACAACTGAAAGCCTTTAAATTAATAGCTGTAGATATAATATCTACGGCACTTTGTATTTTAGAGATAGCATATGAGGACGGGTCAGTTGCTGGGTCACTAGTTTTTGGAGTAGATTCAAAAGCCTGAGAAACAGCTATACTATTAAAAAACAACTGAGCAGAATTTTTTAGGTTATTAGATTTTCTAAGGGCATATAATACAGCCTTACTTCCTAATAACATTGTAAATTTATTAAAATCCTCATTTATTTCACCTGGAATAAAATAGGTACTTGAGTTCTCAGCACTTAAAACGAATCGTTGAGTAGTATTACCCGCAGCCTCTAGTATTCTAGCATCTATGTCTTTAATAGCTGTTTTAAGTCCAATTACTGATACTGAATATAAGTTTTTAAAATAAGCATCTATTTGCGATACAGCACCTTTATTAGCCTTTTTAACATCTGGTAAAAGAATTCTATCTACAGAAACAGTCTGTAATACTGGAGATACTAAAGAGGTTAATTTAGAAAGAATAAACTTATGAAAACATAAAGTTGCTATTGGATTAATAGATACAGTAGTAGGTAATCCACTAAAAAAATTACCGAAGAAACTATTAGAATCACTTGCTGGGTCAAGATTGAAGTTTAATTCTGGAATACCCTCAGAAGTCATACTTAGACCAGAAAAATTCTTTTGTATTGAGGCAGCTAAATTGATAAAGTCTATATAGTCATTAGTTAAACCTTCATAATAATCCATATTAGTACTGAAAACACCTTCAGTGGCTAACACTTTATTCTTGGCTTTTTGTATTAAATCATTAACAATTAAAATATTGGCCTTTTCTGAATTTTGTAGTATATCTTCCTCTGATAGCAGGTATAATTTATATGGAGATTGCTCAGAAAAGAAATTAGCTGATATATCCTTTATTAAATCATTAAAGAACGATGATAGTCCATTATTAGTTTCTTTATCAGTATCTTCTATACCAAATACTAATTCTCTCAGAGTAGCTAAATCAGCATTAGCTATTTTAGCAGAAATCTTTTTAAATAAAAGGGATACCGCAGCATTCATATGATGTAATAAATACTCTGTATCTAAAATTCTCTTTCTAGCAGTCTGTAGCTGATTAAAATAATCCGCATGAGTATCTCTCTCTGCTTTTTTAGTATTTAAAGAAGCCTCTAATTGTTTGGGAGATTTTCTTACTATCTTATCAGCTTCCAATAAAAGTTCATCTAATTTTAATACACTTCTAAAAAAGATAAAGCCATCAAATCTATATCCATTTGAAGTAAGGGAAGCATCACTTAAATGCTTTTTATATGTTTCTTCTAAATTCTTCTTTAATTCTTTTATAGATAACAAGCCAGTTTTAGCCAGTGTTATAGAAACTACTGTCTTAAGTAATACATAAATATCACCCTCAGTAACTTCTGAAAACTCTCTATATTTTCTTTCTAGAGTAGCCTTAAATGGAGCCACATATGTGCTATTCACATAAGACAGTCTATCCTGCTCTGTTGATAATTCCTCTAATATTTTTGGATTATTTTTTATTGCTGAATTAAAAATATTGGTTAGATAATCCGGATTAGTTAAAACTACATCTAACTTATCTAGACCATTTATTGCAAAAGTATGTAGCCTCTCAAAAGCCTCATGACACAGACTAGTTAACTTATCGTTTTGATTTTTATCTTCTTCCTTAGTAGGTAAGGAAGTCTCTGTAAAAAAGTCCTCTAAAATATTATCTAATTCAGTAAAGGAGTCTTTTAATTCTGGGAAATTCTCTACTACCACATGAAAAAATTTAATAGTGTCATTATTTATCTTTTCAACTTCTCTTACTTTTGCTATTCTGGTATTCTTTCTTTGCTTTTTAAGCTTATCACTATTTTTTGCATAAGTAAAAGCTAATTCATCTCTTATGTTTCTACCTAAAGTGCCCTTAGTTAGAATAGGGTCTTCTAGTATTAAAGTTCTTTTAGCTGCTACTAGTGTATCAGCACTAGAAGTCAAAAAGTCATCAGAAGTGCGATTACTTGCCATATTATCAGTTACTTTTTTATTGTCTAATTGAAATAAGTCCATATTAAATGGAGTATATGAACTTAAAATAGAATAATAAATAGTTTTTGAAATTTCATTTCTATGCTTATTATTGCCAATAGCTTTTATTGTACTTTCTTTCATTCCTAATGCTACATAGTTTAACCCTATAGAAAGTAATCGTTTAATTTCAGCATCTTCTTCAGAATCAGATACAACACTCTCTTGTAATATATGAATAAATGATTTTAACTTACTGTCTTTTATGTGTTCTAAGGAATTGAAATTAGTTTCTGGTGAAAATTCTATTGAGTTAAAAATAGTTCCAGAATACATTTTTTGTAGGGAAGAAAAGAAATTTACTGTATTGGCATTTTTAAAAAAATCAACCACTATATTCTGTTCTAATAGTGGAAAAACCAAGGATAGAAAAAATACATATCCTGGCATATTAGCATTTACATCACTAAGCTTTCTTGAATTTAAACCGAAATTTGATTGGTTTGATAGCAATAACATTAACTCTTTAAATGAAGGGTCAGTTTCTGAAGCAGCTAATACATTTTCGTTAGTGGTTATTATATTCTTAATACTATCTACTAGATATCTACATCTTCCACTACTTATAAGTACGGGTAATTCTTTGGCATCCTCAAAGAACTCATTTACTGATTTTCTATTTTTAATATAAGAAGAGCCATATTGGGCCTTTTCTTCTGCCCATCTAGCTTCTAAATTAGTATCCTCTGAATTTTTATTGGGGTCACTTTCTGAAGTAGCCTTATTGACATACTTAGATTTAGCTAATTCCTCAACTCGTTTTTCACTATCTAGGGTATTGAAAGAGAGTGGAGTAGTATCCACAGAAGGCTCATTAACAGCTACGGTTTTCTTATCTGGTTTCTTACCCTTTGACTCTTCTTCCTTCTTAGCTAGTGAAGTAAAAGCTAAGGGGTCTTTTATTCTTCGTGGACTTTTAGCTTCTTGAAAAAGGTTTTTAAATAAACGGTCAACCATCACAATCCTTCAGATGTAAAAACTTACTACATTTAATTACTATTCTACCGTTTTCCCAAGCCATTAAAGCCCCTAAGCCATTTCTCAGGTTCAGCAGCACTATAGAAGTTAAGAACATTATCAAACTTCTGAGTTGGTATATATTCTATTGAGGATTTTCCACACTTCTCACACACACACTCAAAAGGTTTCTTACTTACAACAATGTCACAGTCATCTCTAATGATATTGTATTTATAAATTTTTGAATCAGTAATTATTCCCAAAGGTCTAACATAATCACTTAAAAAATCAGTACTAATTACTTCGTTCTTTTTAATAGCATTAAGAATTACTCCCTTGTGTTTACAATTAACACAAACATATGCTTTCTTTATTAAATCCATAAGTTAAAGTCCTTTATTAAAATATCGGTAAATTAGAAATAAATTGCATCAAATTCTTTTGCTATTAATGATTTTTCTTTAACACTTCTATAGCCTATGTGTTTACAATAAGAACACTCATAAGAAATAAAGGGAGTTACCAAATCAGAAATGGGAGAATAAATAGTACTTACTAATACTCCATTAATATGATGACCACATTTATTACAATTACAAGAGACAGTTTTATCTGATATTTTTCCACCAAAGACTTTATTTTGTAATTCTAACTTTTTTTCAGCTTCAGTAACTCCTGTTGTCTGTATAACTATTGGTTTTATTTTTTTAACTACTGTATTAGTTATATGTTTAAATTTAGTTACTGGAGCTTCTAACTCTTCTTCAAAATAATCATAATCATTCTCATATAGATTGGCCTTAAGTTGTTGTTTTGTTTTCTTTGACATTATTAAAATCCTGTAATAATATGGTTACCTTACTATCTGGATAATAAAACACTATAAATTCATTAAGCTTTTTCTGTTTAATGTCAATAATAGCATTGAAAGATAACAAGTATTCAACATTGACTGACTCCTTAATAAAAAAATATAGATTATTTATAGATGGTATAAGAGAGGTATAACTTATACCATTAACTATAAATAATCCAGTATGTTCTGATATGGCCTTATAAAAATCCGACATAGGATAACTCATATTGTCGAATTCCTTTGGTTGAAAAGTTAAAGGACTGTCGATAATAGAGGTATGGGATAAAAAATCAGTCAACTTTAGTTTTTTAATCAATGTCTTTTACTGAGTATAAGGCTTCAGGTATTAATCTGTCTTTTACTGAAATAGGTATAAATTTATCTGACGTATTTTCAGTTCCTGGAAAATTTGTATTTTGTGGAGGCTGTTTAGAATAGTCATCAGACAAAGAAGCTACTATACTTTCAGGTAGGGCATTATACCCTTGCTGTAAAAACTGGGTAAATAATTCTTCTTTATATTCATTATATACAATTTCAACTAATTGTAATAAAACATAAGTTCTAAAATCACCATTATCTAAAGTGTAGGCATTTATTTTTTTAGCTATCTCATAAAATACTTTAGATAATTTATTTTTATTTGAATCCATCTGCCAATTTAGATTTCCATTACCAGAAATATCCTGTAGCAGCATAGTTAAGACATTAGTAGGTTCTTGTAATGACCTATACAAATATTGTGCTATTTGTATTTTAGCATCTTGTAAAAGTTTCTCTTGCGTTTTTAGCATTATATTCCTAACTATATATTGTATAAGTATAATTTAAGAAGAATAAATCGTTAGGACCTATTAAAAGGGCATAAGCAGTCTGACCAACATATCCTGGACTAGTATAAGATTGATTGGCATGTATTGTAATAGTAAAACCAGTTAAGGTAGCTGTAGAAGGGCTTGCTGGGGTTGCGGTAACTGAATAAAAATATTTTGAAGTGGTAGTAGTCCCTAGTTCCTGGCCATTATAAAACACAGATATTTGAGTGGCATCGAAATCCTTAACTTGCGGAGGAGTATCAGTATTGCTAGAAACAACTAGCAAATCTGTGTAAGGCCTAACTAAAGCAGCAGTAGTATCAGCAGGATAATTAACTGTATCATATTTTACAGCTACAGTTTTTTCAAATATAAGAGTTATAGTCATTAAGAAACCCCTAGTAATACGTGAAGTATTGAAGTATTATCGTCACTATCTAAAATCTCTATTCCTTCTGTTAAAGTATAGGCTATTCCAGATTTGTTAAGTTTATCTATTTGATTTTGCTGTATTTCTCTAGTTTCTGATTTAATCATATTCATAAGTTCATCTTTTGAAAAATACTTAGTGTATACTACTATAGTATCTCCAGAGGGAACTGTCTTATTAGCTAATCTAGTCATTATTGGAACTAATTCTTTATCTTTTATTTTATCTCGTAATGGATTGAGTGCTGGATTAGTAAACACAATAACCCAACCTTGAAAATACTTCTTAACCATAAATTTGTATTTCTTATATAATTCTCCAGAAGCATTTTTAGCTCTGGAATTTTTATACACTTCAACAGTATTTGGCATAACATTACTAAAGAACTTTAAAGAGCGTCTAATTACTTTCTCATAATCTGCTTTACGCTCATCTGTAGTCTTAGCAATTCTTCCCCTTTTCTTTACTTCACTTGGCGAAACTGCTTGAATAGGTTCAGCTGGCAAGGGTTGTTCTTGTGCCTTAATTTCCTTAGATACAATAAAGGCACTTTCTTCAGGGCCAGATTCTTTGGAGATAAAATCAGCATATTTCTTGGTCAATATAGAAAATAAATGCTTACATACAGCAGCCTGTTGTTTTTTCACGCCTGTAGAAGGTAAAGTAGTTCCATTTGTATATCCATATTTTAGCATTTCTGACTTAAATAAAGTCTGAAATGCCATACAATCACAAGAACAATAATAACGAGTAGCTGTTCCATTTAGTAATGAATTTCTACTCGTAACTAAACAAGTATAACCATTTTTAGGATATCTTTCCTTTAACTCTTTATTTTGATAGTCATTGTGTAGGACATGCCACTCATCACACTCTACTGTGGTAGCACCAAAACTAACATTAGTAGGAGAGGGAGATTTAGTTATAATTACATTTTTAGCAAAATCAACATACTCTCTATACATCATTCTAAGGCCACCTCTTAAATCTTTGCGGCCCTGCCATTTATAAGTAACCTTTGGATCGTCATATGCCTCTAATTCTTTTAGAAGCCATGAAAAATTTTCTGAGATAATAAATTTTGGAATATCCATAAACTTAATTATACAGCTTCAGTCTACTCTTTAAAGTTTCCATTGTTGATTGTGGCATATATCTAATACTATTTGTTTGTATCCAAGCCATTAAATCAAAGGAACTTAAAGTCTCAGCTAATTTTCCTAAATCATTGTCTTTATATTTAGAAGTATCTATGTAGTATACCTCCTTATTAGGCATCCAATTATGAAGCTTACTACAGATAGTTTGTATCCAAGATTCTGCTCCAAAATCCAATGCTACATATACCTTAGATTTTCCCATTAATTTTTGAAGTAAGTTAGTCTCATTTTCCTTGGTTATAGTTTTTCCAAATAAAGCCACAGCATTTGGAATAGAGCAAGCATCAAAAATACCCTCACATATTACTAAACTATCTGGAAAAAACTTATTTTCAGATAACTTAGACTCAAATATAATATCCTTTCTTGGGATAGAAGGATTTTTATATTTCATTGAGCCATCTGATTTAATACTTCTTGCGGTCCAATAAACTATCTTATCTTCTCTAATCACAGGCAAAATAACCCTATCTAAATAAGCAGGATTTAAAGAAACTAAAGGTCTGTAAATAAAAATAAGCTCCTCTGACCATCCTCTTGAAACTAAGTAAGAATATTGAGCATCTTCAAAGGAAATTTCACGAACTGGATTTAAATCCTCTAAGGCATCTACATTCTTAACTGTTAAAGGTTTAAAAGATTTCAACTTAGTAAATTCAGATAAGCTAATCTTATCTTGTAAAGAAGATATTATCTCAGGATATTTATACAATTCAGAAAGCCTACCATGCCATCCACATCTGAAGCAATTAAACATTGCCTTCGTTGGATTTACATAAAGCTTAGGAGACTTACAAGAATCACATCTTGGACAGTTTATCACATACTCAGAGTCAGACATTGCAACCTCCCACAGTAAGTATCGACAAATTACTCAGGTTCTTTATAGACCGGTTTAAAGGCAAATAAAGTGCTGATAACAAAGTCTATATAATTAGTAGCTAATGGAAATAACTCATGAAATTTATGAATGGTTTCTTTTTTTCCAGGAAGCTCACCGACCTCTAATAACTTTTTTAAGGTTAAGGATACTGTATTTGAAGAAATTACAGAAGAAGTTAAATCTATTAACTTATAATTACGTTCAAGTAATTCTATATTCTCGTGAATAAGTTTCTCTAATTTAGTTGAATTCCGTGAAGAAAGAAGTTTAATATAATCTAAATTATTTTTAACATAAATATCTAAAGTAGATTTATTTTCTAATGGTAATTGTTCTTTCATTAATTTAAATAAAGTCTTATAACCAATTCCTTTAATTCCATTAATATTATCTGAAGTATCTCCAACTATAACCTTATAAAACAAATATTCATAACTACTAATAGTTACTCCTTTTGTTTTTGGCAATTCAGAAAAGTAACGAGTAAAATTATCTAAAGATACCTCTGATTTATTATAGGGAATAGAACAAATTACAGAAGGGGTTCTAACAAGCTGAAGAAAGTCGCTATCATTACTCAGAATAATAACTTGCTTACCTATATTAGTAAGCTCTTTAGTAGCAATTCCTATGTAATCATCTGCTTCTATTCCATACTCACAGAAAACAGTTAGATTAAGTATATTACAAAGCTCTAATACTTTTTCTTTTAACTTACTAAATAAATCACTACTAGTATCATTAAAAGCGGAAACTTGTCCATAGTTAGTTCCTGAGGCAGGTCTATTTGCTTTATATGCTTCAAAGATAGCTTTCTTTCTTATAGAGCCACCATTATCAAATGCTACATAAAGTCGCTTACAAGAATATTTCCTGATACAAAGACTGATTTGATTAATAAAAATTTCAGCACATTCCTGTATTAACTCAGGTTCGGATATCACTACTGAACCCTTATTCTTAGAAAACATTACCCTTATTAAGAGATTGTGTCCATCAATTAAGAGAACATTTTGTGAATCCATGAATTTAGGACTTACCACTATATCTCCGATAAAAGGTTTTTTACATAATTCTCAACAGTATTAATACTATTATTATCGGTAATTTCAGCTTGTTCAATAGGTTCCTCAAGTTTTTTATTATACCTATTACTTATTCTATCAAATATTTTCTGCTCTTGTAGGCTATCACAGGAGGTATCATTATTCCACAGCATAGTATAACATTTAAACTGACTTGGGAGCTCTGGCTGGGTATTAGAGAAGTCTATATTAGGTATTACAGAAGGTTTTTGAACTTTATCATAGGATGCTTTCATACCCTCTAATAAAACTCTATCAAAATATAAAAGCTTCATTAAACGCTGAAGATTTAAGGAGAAGTGGGAAGAGTTGCCCAGAAAGAAATAATCTAAAAATTCTGGTTTAGTTAAAAAAGCATAACTTAAAAACTTATGGGCTTTAGCTATGAGTTCCAGACCTAATCCATTTGATTTAGAAAATTTTTTATAGTTGTTTTTAAAATAATCTTTATCAAAATAAAAATCTTCATTTTTCTTCTTGTTAGTAAATTGAATATAAAAAAGCAACATATAAAGATATTGAAGACTCATATACTTTAAACTATCTAATCCAAGTTTATTTACTATTTTATAAGTTCCTATAAGTTTAGAAAGAATATCTAAACCAGTTTTATTATTATAGTAATAAAGTCTATTATCTGAATTTATAGCCAGAAAAGATATTTTAGCAGAAAAGGAGACTAGAGACCATAAATCTAAATTATTAGAAAGAATACAGATAGATTTATTATTTATCTGTTGATTAAGTAAAGAGAATATGATATTTTTAACATTTCCATATATTACAGACTGATTTAAAGCCTGTGTTAAAGTTGTATTTTGTTCTGAAATAAACAGAATTCCAGAAGGGTTTATTATAGTAAAAGCAGAATATAGCCATGTATATACTCTTTTAACTAATTCTTCTATGGATTTATTATAGAGAGCAGAAGTTTTACACTGCTGTCTGAATAACAATAATTCCTCAAGATAAGTTATATCAACAATTAGAAGAGGATTGTTATTATTCTCAGATATCTTAGTTCTGGTATTAAGTTTTTTAGACCTTTTTCCAGTTCTGAGTCTTCCAGATAATTTTTGTCTAAATTTAATAGAAGCCATAGTTATTCATTGTCAGCTTTCATACTACTTATTTATCTTCTTAGTTCTAGTTCCAGTTCCTTATGGGTTGCTCGAACTTCGTTCTCTCAACCCAGTTCTCAGCTTCGCTTCGAACGATTTATTTTTGTTTTGAACTTCTATCTTTTAGGTTTTACTTGTTTGTTTAGGCTTTCTTTGCTTTGCTTGAAGGTTAATATTTAAGCGACAAGTTGCTGCTTTATTATCGTATAATATTGGAGAAACTTTAGGGTTTTTGAAAATAAATATTTGGTATCCTAAATAATTAATTTTAGGAGGTTTAATGCTGTATACCGAATTGCGTCATGGCGATATTTTACTTTTTACACATAAAGAAAAAGCAACTTTCCTTCAGAAACTAATTAGATTGATTGAAGGAAGTTCTTTTGTCCATTCAGCTGCTGTCAGAGAGGTGGATGGAAAGCTATACATTCTTGAAGCACTTACTTTGAGAACTTTATCCTATGCTCCTTTTTATTATTTAGAAGATGCTGAGGAAGTTTTTTGTTTTAGACCAACTTTTAATCTTCCAGAAATTAATGAAAAAAGTTTTTGGAGACATGAGCCTTATGGATATTTATGTTTAGCTGATTCTGCCTTAAACCATTTCTTACATAGGCTTACCTTTGGTTGTTGGACATTTAAGCCTATTTTTCAGCAGCTATTTCGTTATAGGGCAATGGACTGCTCAGTATTAGTGGCTAATATGCTTGAAGTTAGTGCTAATACCTCCTGGTGTAAGTATAATGATGTAGTTGAACCTGATGATTATGCCCTTCACCCTAGTGATTTCGTTCCTATGGGTCAGGTTATGTGGTAAATTTTCAAAAATTTTTTCTCATGTTTTCTGAGTGCTTACCGATATTAGTTATGTAGCAAGGGTAGCAGACAGAGAAACAGCTACCAAGAAACTACTGAATTAATTATATGATTAATAATTTTGATGCCTAAGTGGGTATCTTTTCAGCGATTAAGTTCGCAAAAGGAAATAAATTGGCTACTACTACTAATTTCGAAAAGTTTAAGCAGAAGATGGAACAGTCAAAGGCCAAGAAAGCTTCTTCTGGTCTCAATTGGATGAAGTATGATGCTGGTCATAAGTACACTCTGAGATTTCTACCACTAAAGTCAGAAAATCTAGAGCTTCCTATTAGTATTTTTAATCATCATGCTGTCACATTCCCTGATGGTCATTTTGAGAGTATTGCCTGCCCTCGTCAAACAGAGGATCGTTTCTGCCCCTTCTGTGATTTAGCCTCAAAGACTTATCGTAAGTTTACAAAGACTAATGACAAGGAATATCTCGAAGCAGCTAAGAAGTTATTTGCTAAAAAGCATTATTTGCTAGTTGGTTTTCAGCCAAATGAAATTGATCCAGCTAACATTTCCTCTGATGATATTAAGATTGTTAGAGCTTCTTCTCAGTCGGTAATGAGCCTTATTGAAAGCAAGCTAGAAAAGGAAATTGATTTTGTTGATTTTCAGACCGGTCGTGATGTGGAGCTTCTAAAAACCAAAGCCACAGGAAAGAATACGGTTACAACGATCAGCTGGGATTTCGGCGATTCATCTGCTGCCTTTGATGGCAAAAATGCTAAGAAAATTTGGGACTCTCTTGTTGATGCTTCTCCAGACCTCACTAGTGTTGTTTCTCCTCTCAATGATACTGAACTTGCTGCTAAGTTTAAGGAATTTAGTTCAACTCCAGTAGAGGCTGATGAAGAAGCCGATCCTTCTGAGGAAGAGCATGAGATGTTGGATAAATATAAGCCAGAACCACGAAAGGCTCAGTCAAAGGAACCAGAAGTTGATAGTGAACTGGACCTTGACGAGATGCGCAAGATGTTAGAAGATTAATGTTGATTTAAGTAGGAATAGCCTGGGAAATATTCCAGGCTTTTCTTATATAGTAGATTAATAAATATTATTTGAATATTTTCTCATAAAAACTTTAATTCAGATGCTGTAGTTATTTTTTATTAGGGTAGATGGAGAAGAGTAAATGTCTAGGAAATGTGATATAAAAGTATGTCAAGAGCATGCCACAATCAAAGGTGGTAAGTTAATATCTACTGAGTATATAAATAGTTATACTAAAATGTCATGGGAATGTGAGAAGGGTCATCAATGGAGTGCTTGTTGGAATAGTATTAAAAGTCAGGATAATTGGTGTTTACTTTGTTCTGGAAAGGCTAAACCTGATATAATTGAACTACAGGAATATGCTAAAAATAAAGAAGGAAAGTTAATATCTACAGAATACATAAATTGTTTTACTAAAATGTTATGGGAATGTAAAGAAGGGCATCAATGGAAAGCTCATTGGCATAGTATTAAAAATAGTAATAGCAACGTGATATGGATAAAGTGATATATGCTAGGGAAAGTAATATAAAATTAATCATAATATCCTATACTGAAGAGAGAAA